TATTGCTTCGTGCAGTATTTAAATCAGCAACTTCAGTCCAAGATGTTCCATCATAAGATTCTGTTTCTGCTTTATAAGGTGGTGATGCTGCACCACCAAATCCTAAAGCAGCGGTGTATGTTCCAGCTGTTCCTAAATCATATCTAGCAGTGTTCATTGTTCCACCTGTAGACCAAGCACCGATTGATGCTCCTGCTCCTGTCCATTCTTCTGTTGCTGTTGTAAATGCTGGTGTTCTACCAGAAATGGATAAAGCAGAGTCGCTTCCTCCGCCCGTTCCTCCAGATTCTGCAACTCCTGTATTTAAATTAGTTGTTTCAGTCCAAGCAGTTCCATTCCACAATTCAGTATGTGCAGTATAACTACCTCCCCCAAAAACCACGGCAGAAGTGTATGAAGCATTTGTTGAAGCTCCAGGCGAAGGTCTTCCATTATTTAAATCTCCAACCTCAGTCCAACTTGTTCCATTCCATTGTTCTGTAATTGAAGTTGGACTATGACCTGCAACAGCTAAAGCAGCTGTTTTTATTCCTAATGATCCCATATTGCTTCGTGCAGTATTTAAATCAGCAACTTCTGTCCATGCAGAACCATTCCAGTCTTCGGTTACTGCTGTTCTTGAAGGACCTACATATCCGCCAAAAACTAAAGAAGATGTATTATCTGCTCCAGCTTGTCCACCATCTCTTCTTGCAGTGGTTAAATCACCAACCTCAGTCCAACTAGTTCCATTCCAAGATTCTGTTTTTACAGTATTATTAGCAGGTGAAATATAACCAACTGCTATTAATGCTGATGTTGTTGTACCTGCAGATTTTGTTTGTCTTGTTCCAACATTTAAATCTGCTACTTCTGTCCAGTTTGATCCATTCCATGATTCAGTTATTGTCAAAAAAGAAGTTCCTGGATTTTCTCCACCAATAAATAAAGATGCAGTTGCTAAACCATTTGATGCACCGCCTGATCTAGAAGTATTTGTTGTACCACTAGTTCTCCATGCACCTGCTGTGGTTACATTAAGATATTGATATTTAAAATCACGATTAGTAGCATCATAAAATAATTCACCAGTTATTGCACCAGATAAATTTCCATCACTGTTACGGACAGTTGTACCGTGTATATCTTTATATTCAGCCATTATTTACTCTTTAACAACCAACCTTGAGTCGAATCTGTAAATACTAAAGTGTTTGCTGCTCTTTCTGTTGCCACAGTTAAATCTTCTGTTGCTCCATGTATTTTAGAACTGTTTCTAGCGATAGTTAAATTGTTTGTATCAAATGTCCCTGCATAATCTACAAATGTAACTTCATCACCAATACTAGGTGATGCAGGTAATGTTAAAGTTAATGCAGAACTAGTTGTATTCATAAATACACCTTGACCAGCTGTAGCTGTATAGTTTCCTGTTTTAACTGCTTGCCACTGTGTTCCACCACCAATATAAGTTTTGATTCTAGAAGCTGCAACTTTTCTATTAGTTCCTCCAGCTCCATCATCTACTATAAATAAATCTGCATCTACTAAATCAGCACCAATGTCTGTACCACCATCTATATCTAAATCTGCAATTGCAATACTTCCGTCTGGAAATACAGGTGCTTGTGAAAATGTAACCACACCGTTTGATGCTATGGCTATTGCATCTTTATCAGATGCTGAACCAATATTTCCTGCATCAGCGATAACTATACCTGCATTAAATGTGGCTTCACCTGCGGCGCTACCATCAATAGTTAAGAATGTAGTATCAGCTCCACCGTCAGTTCCTTTTAATATAATATCAGAATCATTTGCTTGTGCATCGATTGTGATATCTCCAGAACTAGTTGCAATAGTTACTGCAGAATCTCCTACAGTAATATCATCTGCTGCTGAAGATATACCTTGTTGAAAATATGTTTTAAATGTAGCGGCAGTCGTTAATCTCATCGTGCCATTATCATTAGTTATAATTCCATCAGCATCTGCAACGGCAGTTGTTCCTGCAGAAGTGTCACCATCTATTAAATTAATTTCTGTAGCAGTTGCTGTTACACCATCTAATATGTTTAATTCAGCTGCTGTAGATGTAACTGCTGTGCCATTAATAGCTAATTTATCTGTTACAACATTAAATGTACCATTATCTTCAATTCTAGCTACTTCTGTTCCATCTCTTTGTTGAAATATTAAATCTTTAGCGTCAACAATTGGTTTAATAATTACATCACTTGATGAGTTAGATATTCTTAAAATTTCTGTGCCATCATCTTTAAAATTAAAATCTCCACCACCTGCATCTAAAACTATATCTGTTGTTGCATCAAGTGTAATAGTAGAACCGGAATCTATTTCTGCAATAACTGGTGTGGTTAAAGTTTTGTTTGTTAATGTAGATGTAGAAGCATCTGATACTAAAGTTGAATCACCACCAGTGCTTGGGATTGTTAAAACATTAGTAGCACTTTCTGAGTGTGGTGCAGCTTTTATTTGCTGTCCATGAGAATTATTTTCACAGTTAAATTGAATAGTACCTTGATTTGTATTACCTTTAACAGTTACATGACCTGTACCATTTGGTGCTAATTCTATATCAGCATTTGATGTAGTAACAATATCATTACCATTCATATCAAGATTTCCACCTAACTGAGGTGTACTATCATCTGCAACATTTGATATTGCAGAAGATGTAGCAAGTCCTGAAACTACTGCTGATCTTGCAATTTTTTTAAGTCCACCACCAGAAGTGTCTACTGCTAAAAATACATCATCATCAGCAACTGTAGATATTTCTGATAGTGAACCTACTGCTACTGAATTAAAGTTTGTACCATCTGCAATTAATAAATTACCAGAAGTGTTTGTGCCCATGGTAATATCATCACCAGCAACTGTAAGATCTCCTGTAATACTTAAATTTCTAAATCCAGATATATCTTTATTTGAATCTACTATAACTGCTAAAGATGCAGATACAGTTCCTGCAGTAATACCATCTAATAAATTTAATTCTGCTGCAGTTGAGGTAACTCCATCTAAGATATTAAGTTCTGCTGCAGTTGAAGTAACTCCGTCTAAAATGTTTAACTCTGCAGCTGTTGATGTTACGCCATCTAGTATATTTAATTCTGCTGCAGTTGAAGAAACAGCTGTGCTTCCTAAAGTTAAACCACCATCTGGTATAACTACACCACTTCCAGATAAAGCTGTAAATGTATTTGCTGTAAATCTAAAATCATCTGCTCCAGCAATTGCAATATCTATTTGATCATCTGTATCTGCTGTAATTGTTGTATCAGCATCAGCATCTAAAGTTAATACCTCTCCATTTAAATCATGTGCTCCAACACTTCCACCTGCATCAACTATATTTGTTCCATCAGAAAAAACTAATCTAGTTCCTTTATCGGATGCTCCGAAAGTTATACCAGTTCCTGACACAGTTTTAAATTGTACAGTAAAAGCACCTGATGTGCCATTTACTACAATATAAACTTTTTCAATTGAATCTGGAACAGTTACAACTTGATTACCTGTAATAGTTCCAGTTAACTTTATAACTGCATGTCTTGCAACAGATGTGGACTCAGTTGTATCACCATCTGTAATTGTTAAAGTTGTTGTTTGTGCACCGCCAGCAATAGATTTTTCTACATAACCAGCAATTGCTTTTTCTACTATTTGTAAGTTTGTATTAGTTTTTGTTCCCCATGTACCGGCATTTTCGCCGGTTGCCATTAGTTCTATACCAAGATCTGAAAATGATGATGCCATAATTTAATCCTTAAGGTGTTCTAGAAGGCACTGGGATTCTTACTGTTCCGTCTGTGTAATCATCTCTTCGTCTTCTACCTATTTGTTCTCCTCCAAATTTTTGTACTTCTTGTTGGTATTTTTGTTCGTATAATTGCAGCATATCAGCTGGACCTTTTAAAAAAGCATAAGCTTCTGCTAGGCAACAATATAACAGACCATTTGGAAAATTCATACTAATATAATTCGTATCGTCATTTTCTAATAAT